GGCATGGAGGCGGATCCGGAGGATCCGGAGGATCCGGCGGTGGCGGATCTGGAGGAAAACAAAGTTCTGGTGGAAACTCTGGTACAAACAACCGTGGCGGCGGTGGTGGAGGCGGAGGAGCTTCTAATCAAGCCGGTGTAGGTGGTGGTTCGGGTGTTGCTTACGTTTCGAGAAGGTTTCAATAATGAGTGATAGAACTTTTGCAGCAATAGATGGTAATAATTTAGTTTCACAAGTTTTATTATTTGATGTTGATACGGAAGAAGAAGGAATTGCTTTAACTAGAGCGGCTATAAACGACCCTACTGCAACTGTGGTTGAAACTTTTTTAAACGCAGATGGAACAGCTGCTACAAAATATAATTATGCATCGCCCGGTGATACTTGGGATAGTGCTAACACTGCTTTTTATCAAACTACAAAAACCTATCCTTCATGGAGTTTAAATAGTTCTTATCAATGGGAAGCTCCTGTTACTTATCCATCTACGAATGTTGTAGGAGACATTACATTAGATATTATTTGGGATGAACCTAATTTAAGATGGGTTGGAATAACAGAATCAAAACCAGAAGTAAGTGACCCAGCTTACTATTGGGATCCAAATACAACTTCTTGGGTTGCTAATTAATCTAAATCTGCTATACATATTTTTGAAAGATAAAATATGTTTTGGAAATCTAAACACGAAGATTTTATACAAAAGTATAAAATAGATAAATCTATTACCACACAGTTAATTAAATTTTTTAAAAAAACTCATTTTGGTACTGCTGGTAGAAAAAAAGGAAAAGTTGGAGAATACGAAACAGATACTGTTCGTAAAGATTCTACCGATTTAGGTATAGTTACAGACCATGTTTTAAAAAATAAATGGGTAAAAGAATACTACGAAGAATTAGAAATTTGTTTAGAACTTTATAAAAAAAAATATAATTATTCAAACTATCAACAATCTTCTTTTCTCCTTGAAGGAGGAAATATTCAAGAGTATAAACCTAACCAAGGTTATAAGATATGGCATTATGAAAATAATGGTTGTGATATTTCTGGTAAAAGACATTTAGTTTATATGACTTATCTTAATGACTGTCCCCATGCAGGAACAGAATTTTTTTATCAAAATAAAAGATACCAATGTAAAGCAGGGGATACTTTAATATGGCCCGCTGCTTGGACACATACACACAAAGGTGAAATTTCAAAAAAACAAACTAAGAATAAATATATAATAACAGGATGGTGGAAATATGCAGATTAAAGGTACACAGGAAGCAATAACATTATTTGAAGTTAAAGTTTATGCCACTAAATTAAAAGGTATTAACCATGAAAAAATTAAAAAACAATTAAAAAAATTAAAACAAATTCCACGTAACCCGATAGAAGCTTCAAATGAAGGTGGCTGGCATAGTGAAATATTTTGGAATCCAACACCAACTTATTTAGAAGCACTAAATAAAAAAATAGTTAAATTTGTACAAGAAACAGCTAGAAAAGATTTTGAAATTAGAGGAGATACACCCATACATAACAGTTGGTTTATATGTAATAAAAAAGGAGATTTTAATAAACCTCATAAACACCCACCTTATACATTATCTGGGGCATATTATATACAAGCACCTAAAAATTCTGGAAATATTGTTTTTAAAAATGATATGGAAATGAATAACTATGCAACAACTTATTGGAATTATAATACTGTAAATAGTAAAGAATTTACAATTGTACCTGAAGAAGGACTTTTGCTTATATTTCCTGCCTGGTTAGAACATTATGTAAAAGTTAATAAATCAAGTCAAGAAAGAATAGTTTATAGTTTTAATATATGATGATAGGTAAACATGATTGGTGGCGTTGGATCGGAGATATAGATAAAAAAACTTGCGACAAAATTATTAAATTAGGTAAATCAAAACTTACAAAAGAAAAAGCTATTGTAGGAAACAATGAAGAAAAAAGTTTTCATGAACAAACAAGAAACTCAAATGTATCTTGGTTAAACGATCAATGGTTATATGATATTTTAAAATGGTATTTTGAACATGCAAATAAAGCAGCAGGATGGAATTTTCAATACGATTGGTTTGAAAGCATACAATTTACTTCTTATAAAAAAAATCAACATTACAATTGGCACATGGATTTAGATATACCAGTTAAAGAAATATCTAAAGATTCTTTTGGTAAAACACCAGAGATTGTAGGTAAAATGAGAAAACTGTCATGTGTAATAAATTTATCAGATCCTAAAAAATTTAAAGGTGGTGAGTTTTATTTTGGCGTAGATAAAAATAATTCAGTAGATAAAAATATAATTGAATTTAAAGAGTTAAAAAAACAAGGTTCGGTAGTAGTGTTCCCTAGTTATTTATCACATAAAGTAGGAACTGTTTTACAAGGAAATAGATATTCATTAGTCTGTTGGGCTTTAGGGGCTCCTTTTAAATGAGTAAGATTATTGAAGGTAATATGTCTAAAAAAGATTTAGATTTTATAACACATAATATAGTTAACTCAGATCAGTTTCCTTGGTATTATTTAAATCAACCAGTTTCACAAAGATACCCTTGTTTTTCTCATGTGATGATTCCAAGATACGATTATAAAAAAAACGAAGGAATGAAAATAAACTCAGGTTTTTATAATCTTTTTGAAAAAATTTTTTTAAGTTTTTGTAAGAAAAATAAAATAAAAGTAAATCGTATTTTAAGATCAGGTTTAAATTTACAAACTTATTTTAAACCACTTTTTGGAGACCCTCACGTTGATCACGAATTTAAACATAAAAATTGTATTATGTATTTAAATAATGTTACTGGAGGATCTACATATGTGTTTGAAGAAAAATATAAAAAAAATCTACCAGGAAGTTATGGAGATGGCACCGCTTATAATGCAAAAAATGTTCTAAAAGAAATTAAAAGTAAAGCTGGAAAAATAGTAGTATTTCCTGGTGAAAATTTTCATGCAGCAGGTCATTGCAAAAAACCAAATGAACGTAGAATTGTTGCTGTATTTACATTTAATTAAACATGACTTTTAAAAACATATTTACTGATTTTATAGATACCAAAACATTTAAAATTAATTTACCTAAATTAAAAAAACATATACTCGAGGTCAGAAAAAATAATCAAGGTAGACATATAAGTAATATAGGAGGTTGGCAAAGTGAAAACTATTTGTTGCCTAACAGTGAGAATCAATTGTTATTTAATTTAATATATGGACAAGTTAAAAAAGTTCAGAAAAAAATAAACATACATAAGGACTTAAAACTATTAGGTTACTGGTATAACATAAACTATAAAAGTTCTTTTAATATGCCTCACAGACATGTCGGTAAATCTGATATTATTTCAGGTGTGTTTTATGTAAGCACATTTAAAGACTGTGGAAATATTATTTTTAGAAGAAACAATCCAGTTTTAGATATAGTGTATCAAGAAAACGTAGAAAATTATAATGAGTATAGTTCTTCTGTTTGGAATGAAATACCGGAAGACAATAAATCTATATTGTTTCCTGCGTACTTAGAGCATATGGTACAACCAAACATGAAAGATAAACCAAGAATAAGTATAAGTTACAATTACGGGATATGATAGAAACATTATTTTCAATTGATGCATTTGTTCATGAAACAAAGTCATGGAATAAAAAGAAAAAATTATTAGAAAGTTTAATAAATAAACACCCTTTCTTTAAACGAGAAAATAACACCTTTACCACAACTAGATTTGGTCTAAATACTTTTGATTTTTGTAGTGATTTAATGAAAATTTTAGATGAAGATTTTAAAAAATTTTGTGAAGAAACAGGTTTTAAAGAGGTGGCTATGTTAGACGCATGGGCGGTGAAGTATAGTAAAAATGATTGTCAAGTTCCTCATCATCACGGAAGAGTTATGTATACTGGTATTTTATATTTAGACGTAGACAAAAAACAAGCTCCTACTACTTTTATTGCTCCTTTCCCAAGCGAGACTACAGGCAATACTAGGCTGTCTCAAATTGAATGTAAGGAAGGTACTTTAGTTATTTTTCCAGGCCATTTAATGCATTTTGTAAAACCTAACCCTGTAAAAAAACATAGAATAGTTATCTCTTTTGATATAAACTGCAAATAATTTAACATGAAATATTAGTATTGCTGATATATAGTCAATTATTATGCTACAAAAATTAGGATTTTTACCAGGATTTAATAAACAAGTTACATCTACCGGAGCGGAATCACAATGGACCGGTGGAGAAAACGTACGTTTTAGATATGGTACACCTGAAAAAATAGGTGGTTGGTCTCAATTAGGAGATAGTAAATTAACAGGTGCAGCTAGAGGTTTGCATCACATGGTTAATAAAGAAGGTATTAAGTACGCTTTAATTGGAACTAACAGGATTTTATATGTTTATACAGGAGGTGTATATTATGATATTCACCCTTTAGTTAATCCATCAGGAACAGCTGCCACTAATTTTTTTAGCACAACTAATGGACAACCAACAGTAACTTTAACGTTTCCTGCATCACATGGTTTTGAAGTAGGGGACATTATATTGTTTGGTGATGCAACTACATTTAGTGCTATTACAGGTTCTAACTTTAGTGCATCAGATTTTGCTGAAAAAAAATTTATGGTAGCAAGTGTACCAACAACTACCACTCTTACAATCACAATGCCTAGTAATGAGAGTGGAGCGGGAGCTACAACTTCTGGAGGTATGACTTATTTTCAATACTATCATGTAGGACCAGCTGAACAAGTAGGAGTATTTGGTTATGGTATTTCTCAATGGGGTGGTTCAGTAACTAGCCCACAAACAACAACTTTAAATGGAGCGTTAAATGCTGACTCTGCTGGAACTGGTGGAACTGGAACTACAATCAATGTAGTTAGCACAACAGGGTTTCCGTCTAGCGGAACAAATTTTATACA